TTTGTTCTGATTAGTTAAGTCGTCAAGCACATTATATTTTTCTTCAGGAACATCAATGTAGTGTTCTTTGAATAAGTCTTTAAGACCAGTAATGAAGTCCTCAGCGATCTCAGTTCTAATTCCTCTTTCAACCGCTAATTCATTTTCTTTCATCCATTCTTCAACAACATAGTTTAGATAACTATCAACTTTTTCAGTCATCGCTTCTTTGATTGTTTCTTTTTCAGATGCAAGTTTTTCTTCGTACTGTGCCTCAAGGATCTTAGTTTGTTCCTTAATTCTTGTCTTAACAGCAGTTTCAAATATTGTAGCTGCTTTATCTTTAAATTCTTCAGATAGATCAGCGTCAGATGAAACTAATGCTTTAACATCATCGGATAGGTCAATTTCTACTTCTTCCGCTGATTCTTTTTTCATTTTTGCCATCTCGTCTTTTTTCATTTTGTCTTTCATCATCATTTCTTTTTTATCTTCTTTCGAGTCAGCATCATCTGCTTCCATTTTCTTCATAGCATTCATCTTTTTCATAGCGTTCATTTTCATGCCGCCAGCCATTTCAGAAACTTCTTCAGAATCTTCGACTTCTTCTTTTTTCATTGAAGAAGGTTTTTGGTCGTTTGGTAAAGAACCATCGTTAGCGTCTTTGTTGACCTGATCTGATACTTTCTTAATCTTTTTCGTAGCGTCTGGATTACCGTCTGTTGGTTTTACAACAGCCGAACCCAAATCCTCTGCGTCATTTTTAAGTTTACTAGGCTCAGCTGGAGCAGCATTCGCATTTACAGCGTCTTTGACTTGCTCTTCAACTTTGTCTAGTTGTTTTTCTGTATCGGACATTAGGTCTCTCCTTGATAATTTAATTAATTAATTAATTATTAGTTAATATTATTTATACATCCTGTCATCTCAAAACCTACGCAGCCATTGATGATTGCGTGTGTTTAGATTTTGTTCAGAAAGTCTTTAAATATTGAAGCTTTCTTCTCTGCCAATTCGGCACGTTTTGTCTTCTCTATTTCTTCTTTGTACTTCTCAACTTCCATACTTTTCAGTACTCCGTTGTCCCATACCCACTCTTTGCCTTCCATAATACCCTCTACGAAAGCGTCTGGAGCTGATGGGTCTGCAACTATATCAGCTGCAGTTGCGAGATAGAAGTCTTTGCCTACAACATTACCTTGCGATCCTGATTGTAGAGAACCCATACCTCTTGATGATACGCCTAATTGAGCACCCTCGTCAATTAAATTCTTGACGATCTTACCGTATGGTGTATCCATGATTTTCGCCTCACCTATGAAGTTTTTACCCTCTGGTTTTAGACTAGTAATCATATGTGAAACTCTTTCAAGGTTCACAGTTGGTCCGTCAGGATGTCCTAACTCGCCGAAAGCTCTTTTTTTGTTTATAAATTGTTCGTTGTATCTTTTAACTTCTTTTGCAAGTGTGCCTACTGGATAGATTCTACCGTTACGGTTTTTAATATCCGCTTGCATAAAGATACCTTTTATCTTGTAGTCTTTCTTCCCGTTTCTTTCTTCGGTTAAGACTTCGATATTCTCTATTGTTTCTGTTATTAGTTTCATCTCTCCACCTTTGTTATCTTATCTCTAAAATTATTGTGTAGTTATCACCTGCAACAAAACCTTTTGTTGATAGCAATATATCACCTGCAGGCGATGTGTTTGCTGTCAATGTTGCATTGTTAGGTATACTATTTCCTGCCGTATGGTAATCGTGGAAACCACGACCAGAAAAAAATCCTATCGTTGCATTTGCAGCGTTATCACCACTGCCAGCAAATAGTAATTCTACTCCTGATTTACCATTAGTAGTATTTACTGACCAATATATTTTTGCGAGAACCCTATTTGCATCCTCTGTCATAAAATTTAATTCACTAGCATCCATCTTAGTCACTAGTGTTTCACCTGATCCGTCAGATATGTTAGTGAATTTCATTACTGTTTTTGTACCAGCAGTATCCACTATCGTTTGACTTGTTACCACATCAGCCATTAATTGTTTCTCCTAAATTCAGTTATCAACAAATAACTTTCTATATTTGAGTCAGTTGTCAATAATATTTGTTTATCGTCACCAAACTTTAACTGGTCAGGTCTTAAACCATACTTGCCACGACCAGTAAAAGTTAAATTTTTTTCTTCACTTGTGGCACTAATCGTTAATGTTCCAGTGCCCTTGATTTGATAATAACACTCTATCAAGCTTATTTTACTCTCGTTATTACCACTCTCTAACTTTTCACCGTCAGCTATTATCTGTTCCTCTTCACCACCGATACCTTTTGATTGAACAATATACTTTTCAGTAGTGTTCACAATACTGGTATTGGTTATAGCCATAACAAATTACGCTGTAAAGTTTTCGTCTTTTCTTAATTCTATTATAACACTACCAGAAGTACCAAAAGCACTTAATTCTAAGTCACCTGAGGTTGCTGTTGTGTTGGTTGCATTGTTAGTAATCTTACCAGCAGTACCATCATAATGTCCTGTGCCTGCAAGTTGAATTGCTGTTGTATCAGATGATGCACCTTTAAACTGTATTTGTACATGACCTGTATTGTCATCAGCAGTACCTTGTACTAACTGCCACCATATTCTAGTGATATCTAGTTTTGCACCATTAGCGTGTCCTGCTAAACCACTTGCGTCAAGTATATTAGAGTTAGCAGTAGTATTATCGTCCATGTTTACCAGAACAGTAACCTTACCACCTTGTGCACCGCCACTAGATTCTAATGCTGTATCTTTTAGTGTTCTTGTTGCAATTGCCATTTCTTATTTCCTTTAACTTAATATTTCATTGTCAATATAGTCTTCTATTCTTGACACCTTAACATTTCTTTTTCTCGCCACCTGTTTTATTATACCATCAATCTTACTAATTATATCACCTTTAGTTTTACCTATCATAGCATAGATATCTTTTACTGCCATCTTTTCAGCTGGCGATAATTTTTTAAACTCAGCAGTCTCTTTTGGAGTGTCTGCTTTTTGTTCAGCGAGTTTAGTCTTGAACTGCTGGAACATCATCTGCATTTTCTTCTCCGCCTTGATCTACCTCAACAGCAGGTGCCTCTGGTGTTTCTGCGTTATCAGCAGTCAATACAGCCGCATCTTTTGTCGCCTGCATCTCGTCACCAGCATTTAACCAATCTGTTGCTACCGACTGTCTTTTATCGTCAAGTGCTTGTCCTATTTTATCAGACAATGCATTTTTAAATGAGTCTTGAGCTGCCACATTGTCACCATCTACAAGTGAATCAATCATACTTTTTACATTTTCATTTGCCATAATTATTCATCTCCTATATTTATACCAGTATCTTGCGTATCTGAATCCATATCTTGTCCTTCGGGAGCCGCAATGATACCTTGTTTGATCTCTTTAGCGATCTGATTATCAATTTCTATTATATCTTCGTCACTTTGTCTTAATACTTTTTTTCTTACATATTCAACTGAATAATATTTACCTACATATTGACTGACTTCTTGAGCGAGACTCAATCTTTCTCTTAAAATTTCTGCCTCTTTTAACTCTGCAAAGTATCCATCTTTTAAGTAATCATATTGAATATGTGATCCTATCTTTGCCCAATCTTCAATAGTTATGATACCTTTTAAAACTAATTGTGTTTTAAGTATATCAGCAAAGACTTGTGTAAATCTTTTTCTTAGTCTCTGAACAAACTTAGTAAATTTTAATTCATCTCTACTAATCTCAGCAGCTTTACCTAGATTGAAACCAGACTCTGATTCCATTCTTGATATCGGCACGTTCAATGACTTATATAATTTCTTTTGAAAGTATTGAACATCTGATATCTCGCCAAGATTTTGTCCACCTGGTAGAGTAGTAACCTCTGTGCCTTTTGCACCCTCTCTACGAGGTAACCAAAAGTCTTCGAGCATTGACATATGTTTTCTGTCATCTCTAATCTCACCAGTAGATGCATCATAAACAAGTTTGTTTCTGTATCTTGCCATTACGTCTCTTAAATAAGACTCTGCTTTTATTTTTGGCAAGTTACCTACGTCAACGTA